CAGACAACAAGAATTAAGGTGGCAACTCAAGATATTTGAGCTTGAGGTCAATATTTGGAGGTCTAGCAACAGTAGTGCAAACCTTGAGAGAAAGCTATATGAGGGTTACAGTAAGTGAGTAAAAAAGACATAATCAACCCAACGCATTACAAGCATGGTGATATAGAATGTATAGATGTCATCAAAGCATCTATGTCTCATAAAGAGTTTTGTGCATATCTCAAAGGACAGGTATTTCGTTATCTATGGAGATATGAACATAAACACAAAAACCCATTGGATGACTTACAAAAGTCTCAATGGTATTTAAATAAACTAATAGAGCAAACTACAAATAATGAAAAAAAAGCCAAATAAAGCCATGAGAGAGGCTTACAAAAGAGTAGCTGAGAAAGGTTGTATAGTGTGCAAAGTCTTTTATAACTGTTATAGTGAATGTGAGATACATCATTTGACAGGAGCAGGAATGGGATTGCGCAGTCAAAACTTTGTTGGGCTTTGTCCTCGACATCACAGAGGGCAAGACGGAGTACACCATAATACCAAGAAATTTGAAGAAAGGTTTGGGTCTCAAGAATCTCTGCTCAAATACTATGATGAGGTGTTATCAGATTGAAAGTTGATTTGTTATCCTTGATCTTACCAAAATCTAGTAGCTTTGAGCTTCGTGAGAATCATCACAACAGGACCACAGCCGAAGATATCAACCACATACTCGGTACAAGCAAACTCAATCGCAAAGAATACAACTTACTACTTATGAAATACATTGACGATAACAGCTCGAGGTCATCTTTATTTGATGAGCTATTTGACGAGACTTGTGAGATTTTTCTCAAAAAAGAAATGCCAAAAGAACAAGGCCTTATCAGAAAGTTTCTCAACACAGCTATAGTCGAATCTGTAGTTGAGAGATGTTTTGTTTGTAATGGCACAGGAGTGATAAAAACTACATCGAGTATTGATAACTGTATTCATTGTAATAAAGGCATGTTTGTCTATGACGACCAGGTAAGGTCTCACATGATGAAGATAAGCAAAAAAGTCTTTTTAAAATACAAAAAACAATACAATCAGATTATAGAGAAAATCAATCAAATCGAAATATCTGCGCTTTCTAAAATAGGTGATACATGAATAAACAATTATTAAAAAACCCTTACCATGATAAAAAACACAAGTGGTACAGTAAAAGAAGACATGATGATTATATTTTGTTTTTAAAAAATTGGAATGAATTAAGCTCGGAAGAAAAAGATAATCTTACTTTGAGAGAATTACATAAGTGTAATTTTTTATCAGTTAGTATTGTTAATTCTTTATTGAGGGGTAATATTGTCAATTTAGGGCAAATAAAAAAAATATTTTTTAACAATGACAATAGTTTTTTTAAAAGTTTCGAGGGTTTAGGTAAGACAGGGGTATTGCAGTTAAACATATTTATGTATGAGTTTTTCTACGATGAATATAAAAAAAGCAATAAAGAAATAATATTAAAGACAAAGACAAAGAAAACTACAAAAGATATTGTTTATATAGGTGATACATGACTAAAAACGAATGGATTAAAAGAAACTTAATAACTAAAAAATTTAGTAGAGATGAGGTAGAGGCTCTCGAGAGAATAGAAAAACATATTCCCGATAGCACACAAGATAATGAAAGCGAAAGTAATTTTCCCTGGGGTTGTTCTGATGTCCTAAAAAAATACATTATAGAGCAAGAAGAAAAAATGAAAAAGGTGTGGGAGAAAAACGTAATTGATTCTGAAAACAAAATGCAACTAATATCAAAAGAAATAGAAAATACTAAAACCTTGAAAGAACTCGAAGATTGGAGAAAAACAAAAGGCTCAGTATATATAAAAGAACAATCAACTCTCGCACATAAAATTAGAAAAGTTTGTGAATCTCATGAAAAAAAAATTCATGCAGACCAATGGAATCAAGGGGTTTGAAGAATTATTTCATATATGCTATAATAGGGTATATCAACAATTAAGTTGGAATGAGGAAAATTATGAAATACATAGAAACAGACGGAAACAGGCAAAAAGAGTATGGTGGCAGAAAAGCTAAGTCTGGGGATTGTGTTGTTAGATCAATAGCTATAGCACTTAATCAATCTTATAGGCAAACTCTTATAGACTTATGTGAGCTTGGTATAGAGTTGGGTAGATTACCAAATGATAAAATTGTTTTCGATAAATATTTAACCAATAAAGGTTGGGTAAAAAGAAAAGCTAAAAGAGTCAATGGTAAATTAATAAAACTAAAAGACTCTACTTTTGATAAATCAAAGTTATTGGTTAGTACAAGAGGACACCTTACTTGCATTATAGATAATACAATACATGATAGTTGGGATTGTAGAAATCAGTATGGTGGAGTTGCTTGGTCAAGGCAAACATAAAAAAACAGGAGAACATTATGCACAAAGTAAAAGTAAACAAATATTATAATGGGTTGTTGTCTGTTCGAGACTATGACTGTGTAAAAGCCATGCAAAAGGGTGGGTTGCAAATCGAACATGAGGGCAAGATTGTCCTTGAGGTAGATAACAAATCAATAGACTATGCCCTTAAAAATAATCCCAACAAAGCTATAAGGTCAAAGTTTGCAAAAGCAAAACCTTACAAGCTAGTTGATTTTAGATACAGCCGTAAAGAGAAAGGCGCAGATCAGTTAAACCTATTATGAAAGTTATTGATTTATTTAGCGGTATAGGTGGATTTAGTTTAGGATTAGAGAGTACAGGTGGATTTGAAACAGTCCAATTTGTAGAAAATAACGAATGGTGTCAGAAGGTTTTGGCAAAAAACTTTCCTGGAGTACCAATAACTGGAGATATTAAAAATTATGAACCGAAAAAATCAGATGGAATTGGACTTGTGTGTGGGGGATTCCCATGTCAACCTTTCTCAGTTGCAGGTAAAAGAAAGGGTACAGAAGATGATCGCCACCTCTGGCCAGAAATGTTACGAGTTATCAAATCTGTCAAACCGAAATACATTATTGGCGAAAATGTCAGGAATCTTACTTCAATCCAAGACGGCATGGTATTCGAGCAAGTGTGTACTGACTTGGAAAACGAAGGTTACGAAGTCCAATCGTTTATTATTCCAGCTTCAGCAGTCAATGCTCCCCATCAAAGATATAGAGTCTGGATTGTGGCATACTCCGACAGCATCGGGAATCAGTCCATCCTACGAGAAAAGATATCCAGGCGGAAAGACACGGAAACATCCGATACCAAATCTAGCGGCAGAGGTGATAGAAGGAATACCATATCAAGTGCAAGTAGAGATGAGAGACAATCCACAAATGTGGCCGACTCCGAGAGCATCAAACCCAGGGAGCAGACCGAATGGAAAAGGGGGAAGGATACTGAACGAGGAAGTGATGATAGCAGAGGGATTAAGGAAAAGAGGTCAGCAAATGTGGCCTACTCCGACAGCAAGGGATTACAAGGACACAGGGAAAGCAGTAATCGAATCAACGAGGAAACTATTACCACAACAAATAGCAAAGGGAGATCAGAAGGAATGGATCACAAAAGGTTCAGCGTTGAACCCAGGGTGGGTAGAGTGGCTCATGGGATATCCAATAGGGTGGACAGAATTAAAGGATTAGGTAATGCGATAGTTCCACAGATTGTCTATCAGATAGGTCTAGCAATACTCGAATCAGAAAAAACTAATGCTTGACTGTTTCTTGTTCGACATCTTCTTTAGGTGTTATCTCTTCTGTTTCGGGTAAGTCAATCTTCTGTTTTAGGCTCGGCATATTAGCCATTAAAACTTTTAACTCTGCAATCAACTCAGCGTCAGATTTCTCTGATGTTTTATCGACATTCAAGTTAATGTTTTGTGAGCTGTAATTACCTAACTCTAAAATGAGCTTTGCTGTATTAAGCCTGACGCTATCTTGCTCTGACCTTAATAAGTCTTGCAATACAGATATTGCACTACTGCTGGTTGAGTTGATACGATCTTCGTTTTTCTCACGGATTTCTTTGCTGAGTTTACGTTTAAGATAATAGCCTTGTTGTCTTGGTGATTTATTTTCGGGAAAGCCTGCTTTGATTGCAGATTGTGTTGCATTTCCTTGTGTATCGCCAGTTGTGTAGGCATCTATAAATTTTAACTCTTTTTCTCTGTCAGGTTTTTTTGGCATACTTACTCCAATATGTATAGGTAACAAAGCGATATAATCGCTGTTGTTACTAGTGCTTCTAGTATCATTGTGATAAAGGGTTAGACTGTTTTTTGATAAGCTCGTTTAGACGTGTTTCAAGCACGGCTATCTCTGCTTTCATAACAGCAATATCTCT